TCAGACAGTTACATAATCAATTGCTTCTGCTTGAGGAACTGTTTCTTCAACAAAGAACACGTTGTACCAAGTCAAAAAGCTGAAAATCGTCCAAATTTTCCGTTGTTCTTCTTTACGGCCTTCATAATGATCATTCAATAACTTCATGATTTTTTCTTGATCAAAGAATTCTTTCGCAAAATCTGCTTCAAATAATTCTTTTACTTGTCGATAGCCATGGTCTTCTTTTAACCAAGCTTTGATTGGTACAGGGAAGCCTAATTTCACTCGGTTCGACCATTCTTCTGGTAGATGTTTATTCGCTGCTTGGCGGAAAACATCTTTCGTGTTGTTTTGATTCAACAGATATTTACTTGGAATCTGTTGTGCCAGTTTCATGACTTCGATATCCAATAAAGGCACTCGGACTTCCAGAGAACTTGCCATTGAAAGTTTATCAGCTTTCAGCAAAATATCCTTCGGCATCCATTGATGAAGATCGACATACTGCATTTTATTGACCTCATCAGCAATTTTATCTGTGTTCGCATAATGAGCAGCCATAATATCCTTGACTGTTGGCGCTTGTTGGAAATCATCAGTTAAAATATCTGCAGCTTCCGCTTCTTCAAATACCCGTGCATGCCCGATAAAATATTCTTTAGCAGGTGCTAGAGATTCGTATAAATGGATTCTCCCATGGAAATTTTTCATTTTACCAATTTTACGGCCAAGATTATATCTTGTCCCTTTAGGCAATTTTTTCAATCCTTGCGCAATTACACGAATAAATTTTGAATTAGTATGGAATCCATACGTTTGGTAACCAGCAAATAGTTCATCTGCGCCTTCACCAGATTGGACAACTCTCACACTTTGCGATGCTAGATTTGCTAAAAAATAGAGCGGCACACATGAAGGATTTGAATCAGGTTCATCTAAATGATACTGGATCAAAGGAAAAGCCTTGAAGGACATATCGCCATCGATCACAGCCGCGGTATTGTCTAGATCCAAACGCTCAGTCAATTTTCTCGCTTCGATTGCTTCGTTATACGTCTTGTCATCAAATCCAATAGAAAACGAATGATCTGGTTTAAGCACTGAAGTCACATAACTAGAATCAACACCACTAGATAAGAATGAACCGACTTCTACATCGCTTATTTTATGTGCTGCAATAGAAGACTGCACTGTTTCATCAATCTTGTCGATCCATTCTTGTCTTGAGTGTTCTCCTTTTGTTTCAAAGTCGGCATCCCAATATTGTTGGATATCCAGTTGTCCATCTTTATACGTAAAATAATGGCCTTCTGGTAAGCGGTGGACACCCTTGAAAAATGTTTCGCCATTCAATGGTGAGTATTGGAAAGTCATATATGGTTTCAACGCTGATTTATTTAATTCTTTTTTGAAATCTGGATGTGGTAAAAAACTCTTTATTTCTGATCCAAACATGAATGTTCCATTCATTTCAGCATAATAATAAGGTTTGATACCAAAATGGTCACGTGCCCCAAATAATTCATTTTTTTCATTATCCCAAATAGAAAATGCGAACATCCCACGTACTTTTTGTAAAAGATCAGTACCCCATTCTTCATATCCATGCAACAATACTTCTGTATCTGCGTGGGTTTGGAAAATATGACCTGCCTTGATCAATTCTTCTCTCAAAGGTTGGTAATTGTAAATTTCACCATTGAAAATAATGATTTTCGTACGATCTTCATTATAAATAGGCTGTGAACCGCCTTCCAAATCAATGATACTTAAACGTCTAAACCCCAAAGCAACAGATTGATCAATATATTCTCCAGCACTATTTGGTCCTCGATGAACGATTCGATCCATCATTGCATTCACTATTGCTTTTTTATTATCTTTGTTATTAACAAATCCTACAATTCCGCACATCTATTTTTCACATCCTAAATAAATAGTTACACTCATTAATATCCGTTCATGTGCATCTTATCATAGTAAACACGCATAGAACGAGTAATTACACCCTTACACTTTCGTCACATGAAAATAAATTGAAACCTTACATTTATCTTATAAAAAAAAGAAGGCTCGTCAACTAATTTACCACTTTTTTTGCTACGGCGCTATCTTTTATTCCAGGTTTTAAAAATAATACTTGTTACTTAATCATGAATACAATTTACATCTATGACAATTCAATATCTCGTATGATTTATGTATCAGCTTTCAAATTGATCTACTCCGATCTTGGACACTGAAAAAGTAATTTTTCGCACCTCCTCTATTAGCTGAGTTAGACGAACTTTTACTCAATAGCTCGTTGGTTCGAATCCTGACAATCTGGTACAAAATTTTTGCTATGAGTAGCTGGCCAATGTACAATAGAATAAAGCGCTCTCATTAAGCCGTTCAGGGATAGATCAAATGAAGATTATTTATTACTCTATAGATAAACAACAAGAATGGAGGTTAACCAAAATGAAAAATTTATTAGCAGCTGGCTTCATGTTTGTTGGTGGTGCGATACTTATGTTAGCAGAAGAATATGCCAACTGGGTCCCGATTGCAGGAAGTATCATTGCCCTCATCGGTTTGGGAATGTTGATCTATTATTTGTTCAGCAAAGATGGAACTTACAATGGAAATTGAACCTTTCGGGAGCAGAAGCAACTCCTTCGGAAATAAGCCGAAATTCACAAAAATTTGAAAAGCAATTTTCGTGAATTTCGGCTTATTTCTCGGAGTTAAACACTTATGTCCCAACCTCTTTTTAATTCTTACTTTACAGGAGCGATTAGTAGAATCCGTACTCATCCATGTAAAATAATCTTAAACGAATTACCATTCATGGTCTTAGACTTACACATGCTAGTTTGCTTTTAGAAGTTGGTGCAAATATTAAAGATGTGCAAGAGCGTTTAGGTCACTCTTCTATTCAAATCACTATGGATCTATATATTCATATTACAGACAAAAGAAGAAACAGCAGCGCAATTCGCAAAATATATTGATATTTAAGCAGAACGTATTCAAAGACGTATTCACACAAATAAAAAGAAGCGAAAACGTTGCAAGCTGTCACTTGTATATCAACGTTTTTGCTTCTTTTATAGGATAATGAATAAGGAAGGTACAGGATTTGAACCTGCGCGCCGGTATTAGCCGGTTCGCCGGATTTCGAGAATAGGGTTTAAAGCTGATTTTAAGTGTTTTTCGCTTATTATCAGCTTTTTATTATCTAAAAAAACAACTTTTAGAGACATCCATATACTGCTTGGGGGAGTCAAAAGGGGAGTCATTTTTATATTTTATTCGCATTTTAAATCACTTAGAGTATGTACTCTGTAGGACTCGAACCTACGACCGGACGGTTATGAGCCGTCTGCTCTAACCAACTGAGCTAAGGGTACAGGTTGTTGCCACATAAAGCCATAAACAATCAACCAGTAGAATGTGTGGCAACAAACCTGTTATCGCATATCTCGGAGTGTGACTATTTATGAGTGATAGTGAAGATATGCGATAACATTACTATTTTATCGAATGATTTTTATAGTTTTCAATATAATTATGTACCGCCCCTCGATGAGGGGCTATTCTTTATCTTCGCGGAATATTTAAATACCAGCGTTTATCATGAAAATCTTGTGCTCCGCCTTTAGTGTTCCCTTCTGGATCATTCGTCGCACGCATCATTACATAGACTTTCTTATTAGGAAAATTACGCATATTGAAAGAGATATGATAACCAACATTACCATAAGTGTCGTAGGGTTGGTTTACGTCTGGGCGTGAAACGCCATTAGCATTTACTCGTGCTAACTCTTTGCCAGTATTATAGTCCATGATGAAGATATACTCATATTGGTAGTTAGCAATGTGCCATCCAGCGACGTGTAAGTTCGCATTTTCGATTTCCCCAAACTGATCAATGTGAGAATGATTCGTTCCATCTGNTAAAGTTGGATTTGCTGCACCTGCTCGTGTTGGGTCAATGACAGGCTTGTTCTCAGAAGTTGTTGGATTTTCATCGGTAAATCCATGAGCTAAATCATATGCTAATTTTTCTTTACTTACGCCCATTTCAGAAAGATAACCGTAAGGATCTGTATGATCTCCTCCGTAGGTATTTGTTACCCATAAATGAGATTTTACTCCCTTATTCGGATACCCCGTATCTAAAGTCTTAGGAATATTAAACTGATTACAGTAATCACGAATTAATTCTACGTAAGCNCATAAATGAGATTTTACTCCCTTATTCGGATACCCCGTATCTAAAGTCTTAGGAATATTAAACTGATTACAGTAATCACGAATTAATTCTACGTAAGCACGATAATTCTTTTCAAACAGGTTACGATCGTAAGTATGCTGTAATTCAATTTGTGCAGGAGCATATGGATTCGCATTCAGTGCACCCCAAGAAACATAGCCTGGTTCTCCTACTCGGTAAACAATCCCTCCGTCTCCANTGTAATTCAATTTGTGCAGGAGCATATGGATTCGCATTCAGTGCACCCCAAGAAACATAGCCTGGTTCTCCTACTCGGTAAACAATCCCTCCGTCTCCAACAACATCAGTTGTATAAGGCCTAATACCATTATAATTATTCTTCATATTAGCTGCTACATTACGCGCAGGAGCAAGTGTCGCAGTTTCATGGATGAGAATATAATTTTGATAAGCTAATCGAGAATCGCCCTGGTTAGATGCNATATTAGCTGCTACATTACGCGCAGGAGCAAGTGTCGCAGTTTCATGGATGAGAATATAATTTTGATAAGCTAATCGAGAATCGCCCTGGTTAGATGCTAAGTTAAACTCATTATTAATCGTGTAGGCAAATCCATTTACTGGCAACAAAAAAAGAGCCATTAAAAGGCTCAATGACAATACTATTTTCTTTTTCATTTGTTTCCTCCTTCTTCGCTTTCAGCCGAGAACATTTTGTAGGTTCGATTTGATACACCCAACACACTCCCTAAAAACGCGCCAAAACCAGTAATGATGACAACACAGATATCTGTGTACTGCCAATTGAGCGCTTTACCAACTAACCCCACGAAAGTAGCTAGTGCGGGAATAATTACCAGTGCGAACCATTTTAGTACTTCGAACGTTTTATTATTCATTTTCTTCTCTCCCTAAACAAAGTTTTGATTTGTTGCGTGTGTTCCACCAATTTTTCTGTATGTGTATCTAATCTTTCATCGTGTTTCTTGAGTTCTTCATGAATCATCAATCGATCTGATTTGCTCGATTCTAAATCTTTAGTCAGCAAATCTAAATTGTGACTTACTTTTGAAAGAGTTTCAGTAATCTTCGAGAAAGATGCAGTGACTGGTCTTATTACTAATAAAATCAAAGAAACAATCGCAGTAATTGATCCTGCGATTGTTCCCCATTCCCCTAAATTGATCATGTGACAACTCCTTTACCTAAAATAACTAATAAAATCAAAGAAACAATCGCAGTAATTGATCCTGCGATTGTTCCCCATTCCCCTAAATTGATCATGTGACAACTCCTTTACCTAAAATAAAAACGCATCACTTAAGATGCGCTCTTATCTTTATTAATGATTTTATCTGCTTCTTCGTCTGTAATGCATAGTGGAACGAATAGTCGAACTTGATCGTCAGTAAAACAGCCTTAAGATGCGCTCTTATCTTTATTAATGATTTTATCTGCTTCTTCGTCTGTAATGCATAGTGGAACGAATAGTCGAACTTGATCGTCAGTAAAACAGCCCCAATCATACATCATTTTCACATCGCTAAAACTAAACATACTACTCACCTCCCTTTGAAGCTGGATTTAGTTGCTCTTTAATTTCTGAAATGTCTTTGCTATTTTGGAACGAAGCAAGCATCATTTTTGAATTGATTTGTGCTAAACCTCCCTTTGAAGCTGGATTTAGTTGCTCTTTAATTTCTGAAATGTCTTTGCTATTTTGGAACGAAGCAAGCATCATTTTTGAATTGATTTGTGCTAAACCATTCGCTTTTTCTTTCAATGCAGTATTTTCCTGTTTAATTGCTACATCGCTTAGCATGAGTTTGGCGTTGATCTGTTTTAAATCGCCGTTCTCATTTTCTAACGACTCATACATCGCTTTGAGATTGTTTAAATCGTTGTGATCTAACGCGTTCGCTAAAATAATCCATTGGTTCAATTTAGGATCAAACATCTGATCAGCAATCGTTAGTGGTTCACCATCAGCACGAATCCCTTCGAGTGGTGGAACATCGGTAAATGGAACAGTCATAACCATATCATCAAGCACTTGTCCAGCATACTCTCCACCTGTTCGTCCGTATTTCCAAATATTTTTCATTTTTATTCCTCCCCTACCCAATAATTACCATGGAATGTAAACCATTCATTTGCAGCAAATTCGCTATTCGTAATAATTGTTCCTAAGTCTTTTCGCACGTACATCGCTTTTGATACACTACTTGTTCCTGTTCCTGACGGACCTGTAAGCATGCCATGAACAATTTTTGCGACAAATTCATCTGGTAAAACATCCTCGAGTGTTGTGCCGAATGGATATGCTTTTTTNANCTTTACTGTTCCGTTCGCTATAACCNTTTTTCCGTGTTTAATAAATGTTGCATAGCCATCAATGAAGGATTTGCTGTTCGATGCATCTAGCGTGTATACAACATGTTCATTTTCACCAACTACACGATCACCAGCTATTTGAATACCATCAGAAAAATTTTTTAGCCCTAAAACAGTTTGTGGTTCAGTTAGACTAACCTTATTGTTCAAGCTTTTTTCAGCATATTCTGGTGTGATATCCCAGCTGTAATCATTTGGATTGTCGCTGTCTTTCAAGCCTTCGCCGAAGTATTTAAACTGACTGATGTTCGGTGTTCGTGTTTCGCCTTTTTCGATTTTGAGCCAATTAATAGTACATGCTCCAATTGTTGCGTCAGGTTGTTGAATTATTTGGAGTAAGGTTGGATAGTCTTGACTAACTTTTGAAGGTGTAAATGTTAAAGACCACGTGTTTACAAGACCTCTAACTGGTTCCATGCTCCCGTAATTATAATCTTCAACAGCTTGTCCATACACTCTGAATACTTGTGTAGATGGTTTAGTTCCTTCTAATGTTATTGTGTAAGTATTACCCACAACAAATGGTTCTTGCATTTTAGCTGAGTAGAGGGTATATTTACTNACTTGTGTAGATGGTTTAGTTCCTTCTAATGTTATTGTGTAAGTATTACCCACAACAAATGGTTCTTGCATTTTAGCTGAGTAGAGGGTATATTTACTCGAACTGATTGGAAACTGTACAGCTGTATTCGCAATGTTTTCTTGCAGGGGTACTTTACTCAAATAGTATGGAGCATCGAGAAAATCTGATAAAGACGATCCTTTNATTGGAAACTGTACAGCTGTATTCGCAATGTTTTCTTGCAGGGGTACTTTACTCAAATAGTATGGAGCATCGAGAAAATCTGATAAAGACGATCCTTTCCCACCGAAATCAATGCTATTAGAGTACATCCTTTTCAGCTGACCGAGTTCGCCGATTTGTTGATTCGTTTGATCAATACGATCTTCAAGTATAGTTAGATCATTTTGCGCTGAACTAACATTTTTAGAAACAGCCTCAACCTTTGCTAGTACCTCATTTACTGCATCTGTTGCTTCTTGTTTGACTCCATCAAGTAATTGTTGAAAGTCTGCAATAAAGTAGTCTGCTTTATCTTGCGCTAGTCCGTCGATTGTTGAACGCTTCATACGGAAGGTGAAGCCTAAGTTATCACTTGTTGATCCGTCTGGATACTCGATGTAAACATAAGCTTCCACCATACCGTTATAAGCTTTCATCGCTTCTGGCAAGATATATACGACCTGTCCATTCAAGAAGCTTTCAGTGATGAGGTTTTTCGTGATAAAAGGGATTGGCTCTTTCGTGATCATTCCATCTACTTCATCATAGATAAACATCAACAAGCGCAAGTTAGCTCCTAGCAAGTCCGCCGGTGTGCCGTTCTGTTGTTCGACGTTGAACTCTAACGCTATTTGATTATCGTATGATTTAAATACAAGCCCCGTTGCTTGCAAATCGTAGTCTTTAGGCTGTGTAGATACTGTGATAGAGCCTTTTTTGATGACATGCGCCATTATTTCACACCTTCAATCTTAGTTATTTTCACGTCGTTGCTCATTGCGGGATTGGAAACATTGCCGGATGAAATATTTAAAACTCTGCCGTTTGACATCGTTATCTTTCGAGCTTCGATTGTCAGCTCAAATTCGATGAACGTCACTCCCGCGTCTCCATTCCATAAATTCGCTTTTGTAATTCGCGCGTATCTTTGACGTTTCACTTCTTCTACAAAGTCTCCGTCACCGTCTGTGTAGTGGATACGAAGCGTTTGGTAACGGAAGGTATCGTCTGACAGATTGACTGATTGTCCTTTTCTCAATTCGCCTTCAAAAAGAACAGAAGTAGTGTAAACGCGCCGCCAGCCTAACGAGTTATAACCCTCTGTCGGTTCGCTGTTATGTGTCATTTTGATGTAAATTTCGCCGCCATAACGAGCAAAAGCGACGATTAATTTTCTCAAATCGTGATCCGCGAATACCATCATTTCAACAAAACTGTCATCTTTAATCCCGCCGGGGTTGTCTGCACCCCATCCGGCTTTGGTTGCGTATTTGCCGGGCGGGATGTCTAAAATGTTCGGATATTTTTGTGGTAGCTTATGATCGCGTAACCAACGCCCACGCGCTTGCATCACTGTTTCTGGTGTAGCAAAGCCCGCGTTGCTTTCAGTAGCTAGGACGTGCGCGTCGTGATCCGAGCCGTCGTAATGGATAGCCGCTTGACGCAATAACCATTTCACAGCCTCTTCATAACTCATTTCTTCAAAAATATTTGGTTTACTTTGAAAATCTAACATTTAATTGTTCACCGCCTTAATAGTTATAAGTGAAGTCTCTCGCGCGCCCTACGCCTTTGCTTGTCACTTTTCTTGTTGCTGTGTCAACTTCTATTTTATAAAACGCTAATTCACCCGGTGTATCAACTTGGCTAGCTGTATGAGTGAAGCCCACGTCGCAAAGAATCATTTTTACTGTTCCAAACGCCCCTTCGACTTGTTCGTGCCAATGCCCGCAGAAATAACCTACTACAACGCCGGCGCCTTTTGTATTCATTGCGAAGGTCTTTAATCCGCCGAACGAACCGTCATTCGGTTGTCCTAATTTAGACCAATCGATAGTTACCGGACTACCAGATTTAAAACCTTCTATCAACGTACTAATCATGTTTTCATTGCGAACGGGGAACTTACTGAGCCCTAAAGGCACATGTCCTACTAACACCACGTGATAGTTTCTCGGAACGTTCACTAACCATTCTCCGAAAGCGTTAATTTGTTTGGCACTGAAAGCTCCCGGCGCTGTATCGCTGTAACCGTCCGTGTACTTGTCACCTGTGCCGCCTTCGTAAAAATCACAAGTATCGAAACGGTAAATTGCTGCGTTTTTATCTGGGAACAACACGCCACCGTACAAACCGTTCCAATACTCTTCGAAGTCAGCGTTGCATAACATTCCCTTTCGCTTGCGCCACGCGGGGTCGAAACAAGCGTCGTGATTCCCTTTGCAGATAATAACCGGTTTTTCTTGTCCTGCTACCGCTGCGTTAGTGAAGCGTTTGAGCGTGCCTAACATGGAATGTCGCGCGCTCCATTCATCAATAATGCCTATATCGCTGCCGAGTGAACCAAGTCCGCCGTCGATATTGTCTCCGCCGTAAATCATCACATCTGTTTTGTTCCCTAATTTTTGAAATTGAGGGATTGCGCGCCAATGTCTTAAATAAGAAGCATCTTTGTAACCGACGCCATCTATACGCAAGTTGTGATTATCTACGTGAATGTCTGTAATGAAAGAAAAGTTAAATTTGCTGTTATTAACACTGTTGACAACCGTATTCAAATTGCGCGGCACTAGGTCAACGTATTTCATCGTGTCGTAATCAAAAAAGCGTGTTGTTTCTCTAATTTGTGAGCTGCCGACTGGCACTTGGTATTTTTGGTTTAAACGATCAGCTAATGATTCGTAGTCGCCTTTAGCTTCATTCAGAATGTTAATGATCGTACCACCTGGATCGATATTTTCCAGTATTTCACGATTATCTTCTAACCACTGCTCCCAGTCATTTTTGCCCTGATCCATGTAATCTTTGAATTTTCTTAGCAAATCCTCAAAGGTCCACACATAGCCAGAGTCACGTAACTGGCTTCTAGATATTCCAGAAATGACTCGATAGGTAAAATCCTGTGTGCTAAATTGTTCACTCCAAGTTCCATCACCATTAAGTGATCGGAAACTGAAATGTGCGGTGTTTTCACCACCCCATTGCCAGTCAGGCTCACTTAAGGTGTAAACAAGCCTTGCTTGCGCTGGACTGTATTCTTGTACTTTTTGTTCAACAGGTTGGTTTTCGCCAAATTTTGTTGTATTAATAAAAAACGGCACTAGGCCCTCGAATGTTTTTTGTTTGCCATGTTCCACCACTTCAACAACGAACTTTTGCGTTAAAACATCCCCTTGCCGAATTCGAACCAAATTTATTCCGTTGTTTGGTTCGGTGGTGGATAGGACCATTTTATGCTGCGTTTCTGCCATGACTATCCCTCCTTTAGAAATCGATGTAGTCTCTTGCATTGTGGAAATGACCTGAAGAAGATGGATAAAACTCATCCATAAATTGAAAATGTAAATGTTCCCCCGTGGATGGACCAGTAGTACCCATCAAACCAATTTGCTGACCAGCAGTTACCTTCTGACCTTTTGAGACGTCTACTCGGCTTTGATGTGCGTAGCCTGTATACATTCCATCAGCGTGTTTAATCACTGTCCAATTTCCATACCAGTCAAAGTAATTTGCATCACCTGCAACAATCACTTCGCCATCTGCTGATGCAAAAATAGGTGTGTTTGGATTACCGTTTACTAGATCAATCCCATTGTGAAATTCCTGTGCTCCTGTGATTGGAGAGGTGCGCCAGCCAAATTCGCTCGTCACTGTGATTGGATCCGCAATCGGCTTCACATATCCTTTTGATGCAGGAATTTTCAAATCTTTGAATTTGTCATACCATTCTTGTGCCCATGTCGTCCGTTCTGGATGTGGATCACGTGGACGTTCAAAGTTAGCCACGAATGCTTGCGCTGCGGTGTTGATATCGGTCAGATTCATGAATTGTGTCCATGTGTAAGGATAAGCGCTAGTTGCGATCCATTGGCCATTCGGTGCATGCCACATCAAGAGTTTAAACTGTGCAGTAATCGTGTCTGGATTGTCGCTAATTCCAGCTTTAGTCATCAAATTAATCATATAGACACGTCCACTGCTTGCACCGGTGGAATCTGTCCATTGCCATACACCATAACCGAAACCTGACGCGCCATTACCTTCATCCGCGGTTGGGTTTGCATCAGATTCACCTTGTGCATTCCCTAGTAAAGCGGCAGCTGCTTGCTTACTAAAGCCAGCACCTAAAGCCATCGCCCAAATTTGCCAATAACGTTTATCCCGATCAGTAGTTACTTCTGGTGGATGTTGTCCATTCCAACCGTTGTCATTTCCTCCGGTATTGTTACCGCCGTTTGTATCTATTTTTACACCATTTACATACAACTCTTTTACATCTAAGCGACCAGCAATTGTTGCATCTGTAGCAACACTAAAACTTCCACCTACGAGCGCTTTACCGTAAATGCTAAAATCACCCCGATGAAATCCATAATCACCAGCTAAAACTATCCCTTTGCCTTCTTTTGAGGAAAGTAAGATGTATTTAGGTGCATTTGCTGTCCCGTTAGCTTTGATTACTAAAGAGTTGTTTTCTAATGGAACAGGCGTGCTTGCTTTAGGAAATGGATTACCGACAGAATCAGTTGTTCCAATCGTTCCAATGGATTCTCTCGTATTCCAAAACTCCATCCCTTTTTTGGTCATTTCCATGATTTTTTTATTATCATTCCAAATTTGTAATGTACCTTTGACAATTTTTAACACATCGCCTAGATCATTAATTGAGCTTTCAAGAACTTCGGCATTAATAATCCCAACTTTAATGAAGTTAGCTACGATTTCACCCTTCGACGTCATTGCGATGCCAAACGGGCCATTTACTCCGTTGTCTGAATAACCTAAGCCATTTAAATTCCAACGCCACACTCGCTTTGCATTCGCTACATTTGGAGTATCCATGATAAGAATCTCTGATGGAGCTTTTTCTGGACGAAAAACGACATGCCCACCAGAATTACCAGTGATCCATGCCGTCGCATTCAACACATTTTGAACTAACGTTTCTGTTCGATTGTCGATTTTCTTTTTCAATTCTTGTGCTTGAGTATTTACTGCCGAAGTGTACAGTGATAAATCATTACCTAAAACAATATCCTTATATTTCCCAAGCGTTGGGAAATAAGTGTATTCGACCATACGCTCTTTTATCTCGATATCTAGCTCTTTCGCCCTAACATGAGCGACATCACCAAAGTGTAAAGACGCTAGTTCTTGATACATGTCACCGTATTCGAGTGTGTGTTCCAACGCCACCATACTGACTGTATGAGTAGCTTTTGGCTCGTGGATACGATCATTGTCAAATAAGGTTTTACCCCATTTGATCAATTCATCAACGGTTTTACAATCGCCATTTTCACGTTTGGCGATACGTCGATTCTCGTTGGTCACTCCATCAATTTCTAAATATCCATATTCAATAGGTTCTTTGTCTTCATCATAATCGTTATCAGGAACCCCGCCAATCAAATACAGGCTATTTACGATGGATTCTTCATCTATTTCTTCTTCGATTGCTTCTAAATTGATACCAAAATCGATTCGGAAACCATTATCTGATCCAATCTGTTTTACCAGTTTCAAATCATAGTTATCCATATCAAGTTCCGCGCTAGTCACGCCAGTCAAATTTTGATTACCGTTGTTTGAACCAATGATTGCTTCAACTGGCGCGACTTGTCTTGCTGTAAATTGGTGTGTTGTGCCTACATTCGACAGATAGTTGAATTTTTGATCAAATGCCAAACTGTTTTTAAGATTGGTCATGATCTGAGAACCGTTGCCGTTATCCGTGAATGACTTAACGATAAAGTTTTTATTGGCCATAAATCCAATATGACGAGCAGTTACAGAAATAGACGTCAAATTCTTTTTGATATTGTAAATTTCGAAGTATTGCCATGATCCATCTGGCACCTTCGCTTTTATGAAATTTCCTTTTTTTAAGTAAGACCGATACTGTCCGTTTCTTGAATAGTTACCATAAAAACGATATTGGCCATTCAACACACGATTGATTTCTGGCAAATCTTCCCAGTCAACTAACGACGCTCCGTTCACGCTCAAATCATCTGGCATTTTTTTATAAGCATAAATAAATTCTTGCGTCACAGATATACACTCCTATTCCAAAACCGCACTTCTTTAAATTTTCCGGATATTTTTACCTGATTCCATTCAGGCTGCAATACTGGCCAATCACCACGCGTAAATAAATTCAAACCTTCTTGTATTGCTTTTCCAAGCTGAGTATCAACCACGATTGTTGCAGCTAACGTATTAAGTATTGTTAGGTTTTTATCACCGACAGCGATCGTTATATCTCCTCCGTTCGATTCTATTTCCAGATAGGGATGTGCAATTTCGTCACCATGATCAAAAATATCCATAACACTAGAATGAAAAATTTTAGGCGCTTCACCGATTTTTCTTTTGAGTGGCTGACAACGAAAAGTAACATCGAATGTATAAAAGAAGCCCCACTCGTTTTCGAAAGGGACTTCTTTACCCATGCTGCAGATAGCCTCTAGATACTTGTCTGGATCATTATGTGTGATTAATTGGCTTTTACCAGTGAGCCATCGTTTGACTTCTCTCAGTTTCGAATGTGGAATAGTGATCCCTTCTATTTCCAAATCAAAAGGTTCATAGTCATCAAACGTCTCCGTCAATTCTCCGCTTCGGCCCTGAATCGTGTAAGTTTCGTATCGCTTGTTCGGCATAATATCTGGAAGCTCTGCCTCAATGATGCAATTCATATCAATTACTGCATTCCGATTTTTCCAAATAAAATTTGGTTCATCTGGATTCATAAATTGTCGACTCAAATAGGAACACCTCCCAAATCACGAATAGCCTGTTTGTTTGCTTTAGCAAATTTACGATTCATACGATCTAACTCAGATGGATTGTTTGCATCGACTTTGCCAATGTGTATATGCTGTTCAATGCTACCTCCGGAAACTCTTCCACCGATTCCGTTGCGTTTTTCTTCGTCAGATAATGGGGTAACTGTTGTTTTTCCATTTTTTGCAGTCAGTAACTCTGGACCAGCTTCACCAACAATCGCTTGTCCATTAATCAGATGACCCCCTTGCGCTAAATAAGGCAGTTTAGAAATAGAAAATGATTTTCCACCTACACCAGGAACCCATTTTGGTATCTTTATATTATTCAATCCACCAATAAATCCATTGATCAATCCAATCATGGCATTAATAGGAGCTTTCCCTACAGCAACAATCCCATCAAATATACCTCCAAAAATATTCACGACACCTTCCCATGCTTTCGACCAGTTACCAGTGAATACTCCTGTAATAAAATCTAGAAATCCGTTAAATATTCTTTTGCCAGCATTAAAGTAGTTATTGAAGTTTGCTATGATTCCACCGAATACACCACCGATAAAGCCACCTAGAAAATTGAATACTTGAACAGCTATATCTGATATGCCTTGAAAGAATGCGTTGACACCATCTCGAAACCATTTGACTTTGTTATAAGCCAAAACAAATCCAGCAATCAATAATGCTATACCAGCAATCACTAAGACAAACGGATTTGCAGCGAGAAACACAGACATCTTTTGCCAAATTCCTATGAAACTGTTGATACCACCGACAATTTTTGTAACAGATCCCATAAGTGAACCAAGAACGATTAGTACTGGTCCAACTGCTGCCGCTATACCAGCAATTGTTATGATCCAATTCTTTGTATCTTGATCTAGAGACCCCCACCATTTAGAGAATTCCTGTAATAAGGAAGTTGCTTTTTCAAAGAAAGGCAAAAGGCTTACTTGGACTGCTTCACCTACGTCAGCCATTGCTAATTTTGCATTGTTCATAGCTTGATCGGCTTGATCAATTGGGTCGAGAGTAGCATCGAATGTGTCTCCTACAGCTCCCCCACTTTCTCCTGCGGTTTTTGCTAAATCTTCTAAATTTAACGTACCTCGACGGATTGCGTCGGCCATCCTCGGACCACCTTTAGTCCCAAACACTTCTGCTGCTGCATTAATAGCTTCTGTTTCTGAACCTGCATTTTTTACCTTGTCTTGCAATTCCCCGAGACCCTGACTTAGAGATTTTCCATCTTTTGCATAAGCTACTGTCGCTTTAGATAAACTACTTAAAGCTGCGCTTGAATCAACACCAGATTGCTCAAATTGTCCAAGTAAAGTGACCCCTTCACCAAAGCTCAACCCTAATTGTTTAATTTGTGGTGCGCCATCAATTGCTTTTTGCATCAAGTCGTCTACAGATTGACCAGTATTCTGCGATGTTTTCGTTGTTACATCAAGGACAGAATTCAAATCATCATATTCTAGTCCATAAGCATCAATAGCTTGTCGAGCAGATATTGCTGATTGCGAAACATCTGTATCATTGATTTCAGCGTACTGTAGGAGATAATTGGTTGAATCTTCCAGTTTTTTATCCATGAATCCAAATTGTGTATTTACCTCACCAATAGCTTCCCCAACCGTTTGTAAAGGTAAATGAGTATTTGAACCAACGTTTTTGAAAGACTGTGAAAGTCTATCAGCTTGATCACCTGTTGCTCCGGTTTTTGTAATGATGGTATCAAGTGCCTCGTCAACTTCACCAAATGCTGCAAGTCCTGCTGCTCCTGCCGCTACAATAGGCGCGGTTACTCCAACAGACATTTTTTCACCAACGCCTTTTACTTTCTCACCTGTTTCTTCGATTTTCTGGAGTTTTTTTGCTGTATCAACAGAAACGTCACCTTGTTCTTTAAGTGCATCGTTCGTCTGTTCTAATGCTGTACGAAGCTTATTTTCTCCAGTTTCCGAATTAAGCAATTGCTTATATAATTTTTCTGATTCAGCAGAATATTCGCCTGTCTCTTTGACAGATTTTTCATATTCTTCTCTCAACATTTGAGATCGTTGTTCAGCTAACCCCAGTTGTTTTTCTAACTTTTGTTTAGCCGCTCGCAATTTTTCTGTTTGAGTTGCATCCTTGTCCATCGCAGACACTTGGTTTTTGTACTCGGCAGCGGCTAAGTTCATTTCTTTATTGATTTCTTTGATTGTTTTCGAATAACTGACTTCGCCATTCGTTTTAAAATTAAGAACGACATCAGATTCTTTACCAGCCATTTATCTTAGCGCTCCTTTCTACCACCAAGGCGATTTATCCATAGTTACAGATTGAGGTGGTTCAAAATCGGTGTTTTGTTGTAACCACTGTAAATAAGATTTGAGCCACAAGTTAGGTGTAGACTTCAAAAAGAAACTCTCACTCCAATTCAATAGAGTGAGAGCAACGTAAATATAAAAACTCCAAGGAGTTCCTATCTCTTCCGATTCTTTTTGTTTACCTTTCTTTTTGCTTGCGTTTTTTGAAAGTCTTGTGGCTTCTTGGATTTTTTTAGGTCTTCCACCTGAAATGTCTGGCTAGCAAAAATTTCCATACAGGTACTATAAGCAGACAACACCTCTCCACTCATTCCCAAAAATTTGAAAATAGTTTCTGGATCTTCCTCTAAACCACCAGTACGCAGCATGGCATAAATCAAGGCACGCATGATTTTTAGATCACTAGGCGATAAGTTAGCAGAAGAAATTTGTCCTTCTTTTTTAGATAGCATGGCATTCATATCAGATTCAAATTGCGAATAATCTCCACCATACACATCTGCTATAAATTCCATCGTTTGCATAGTAAATGAAATAGGGAATTCTGCGCCTTGAATAATGACAACAGCAGAATTCTTTAAATCATCAACATGAATCCCATAATCGGCAAGTCTGGCCATTATTTGCCACCTCCAACTTTAGCCAATGTTTTCCACTGTTCTTCATCGTATACAGGTTGAGCAATGAATTTATTAAATAATTCGAGAGAAGCTCCGTCTCTATTCGAATCAAAACTTGCATACATCACATTATTGTATTTCAGTCCGATGGAAACCAGATTTGCAGTTACATCGTCAATTTTTGTTTCTTCCTCTGCAGTGGCATACTCTTCGTCAATCACATTGGATAGTTGTGTATTAGGATACCATACAGCTTTTTTACCTCCGCCTTCAATATTTCCAATGAATCCAAATGCAAGGTAAGGAAATTCTCGTGCGGTATTTTTACTAAATGTTACTCCGCTTTTTGCAATCATCCCTTTGATTTCATCCATTACCGCAATTGGAATACCTACATGATCCAACGCAATTTCATGTTTTGTTTCTCGGGACACGCGTCGGAACATTTTGCTTGATGCCCATTTTTCCAATGCTGTACCATTGCCTTTGACTCCAATTTTTGTAGCGATAGGCAACCGGACAACTTCACTATAAGTCGGAGCAGTTCCAACAGAATCTGGCGTTGCCATCATCGCGATTAAAATGTCGTCCAATCCTTCAAAATAAAAAGTATCTTGCTTTCCCAATTAAAATCATCCTTCCCATAAATCAAGTATTTTCTTCGTCATGATCTCTTCGATTTTTTCTTTATTTTGTTCATACGTACCGCTTGCAAAGTGTTGTGCTTTTTGCTTTGTTGCCCCATTTTCGGCAAAGCGCCAGTAAAAAGCAGTCTCTTCAAACTGGACTTTCACTCGGTCTTCTTCAACAACAACTTTTATTTGTTCGCTCATATGCTTCTTTTTAAGCAGGGACTTAGGAATATTAGGAAGCAACTGCTCTAGATAAAAGTTAGCTGCTTCTTCTAAAGATTCCAACGATAATTTTTTCGGATCAACTTTTGAAAGGTTTCCTAAATAATCCGATATTTCAGAAAAACCATTCTTATTACTTGGCATTTTCCACACACCTCACATATGTGTAATAGTTGGTCACGGTATCGTCATTCTCATCACCTTGTATACCTGTAAAGTCTGAATATGGAATGCCAGCATTTTGCAGCGCTTGTTCAATAACAACTAAATCCTGTTCTGTTCCAAGTGTAAAAAAAGAGACTTGGTAATAAGGTAATTTTTTATAGACTTTACCGGATGCCATTTTTTTGCTGTTACTCACATTTGAGTACACAATGTATGGATACATCGTTCCTAATCTGGCTTTGTCTCTGAACACTGGTAACTTCGTTGATTTCAGAGCTGTTTTCAATTCATCAAAGCTAATAGACATAAGCTAAACTCAGCTCCATTTCTCTTGTATCGGGATTCGTATAAATGCGAGTAATGTTATACGTCACAGAATCAATTTTGAGTGCACTTAATTTCTCTGTGATGGATTTATCCCATCTGACTTTAATTCGTCTGACAACGTCTGTCTTGGCTTGCTGTGATAAATATTTTTCTTGAGAAGTCACACCGAGTTCCTCATAAAATATTGGACGCTTAAATTCGTAAACTGTAGTTGGACGATCGTTTCCATCTGTTCCTGTTTTGATGTCTAGCAATTCGGCTTTCCATCTGAGATTATTAGTCTGTCTCTTCGGCATTTTGAATCGCTCCTTGCACGATAAATGGCGTTATGGCATTCATAGCTTTGTCGAGTTCATCCTCTGAAACTCTATATTCATAGGCAATGCCGGCAACCATCAAAATAAGATATTCTTGTTGGCCACCAGTTGCTGTTTTGACATAATCTTTTGCCATATTTAAATAAAAAGAGAGCAAAGAATCATCCATGCCCTCTTCAAAATGAATATGTGATTTGAATTTTTCCTCTAAAGACAATTCTTTAGTTTGCTCTTCCATCTTAACCACCAACTGGTTTTGTAATTTCGTAGCGATATACTGCCGGTTCAAATGGAGAATAAACCAATTGACCATCTAGCAAGTTGTAAATTTGGAATCCAATTTGATTTTTACCAGAGAATTTTTCAACAAGTTTTTGAATTTCCAAGGCACCAATAACTTCTTGAATTTTAAATGCAGAAAAATCGCCAAAATATAAAACTGGTGTGTCTGGTTCACCCTTTTTATCTGCTGCATCTGTCCAATCCACAGGATAGCCAACTAATTGGTAACCAATTCCACCTTCTGCTTGTGTGAATGGCCGCAACAAAGGAAATCCATCATCTGTTTTCATTTTTTCAATGGCAGTCAAAGCAGCTCGATTAATAATAAAGCGTCCCTTTTTCATCACTTCTGTCACTGGTGTATTTTTAAATTCGATTAATGCATCATATAATTTTTGCCCAGCACCTGAAGCAGTTAGATCTAAAGGTTTTTTAAATGCTACAGCCTTTTTGGCTAATGCACCAGGATTTTCATTTCCAGCGTCATCACCATTGAACATATAATTGATTTCTTTACGCACATAAGCTTTTTTCAATTCTTCCACAACAATATCTTCAACTGGAACACCAGACATTTTTAATAATTTTTTAGTTACTGTTGCCAAAGCATCGAATTCGGCAGGATTAAGCAAAATTTCATCAAACTGAATAGCTGTTTCAGCAATATCAGTTGAACGCTCTTTCTTGTTTACATTCGCATCTGCTTTCTTCACAAGAATTGGATATTTGACATCTCCTGATGTTCGCACCACTGTTCCGTATTTACGAAGTAAATTTTCTTCTTGAGCATAAGTAATAACTTCAGATGCAATTACTTCTGGGACAGTAACTGAACCGTTGCCAGCTTCAATCCCTAAAGCTCGAGCTTCTGCTTCGGAAATATTTCCAACTACAAAATTAGCAAATGCTTTTCGTAGTTGTTGATCTTTTTGTTTATTGTTCATTTTTGCACGTGCCTCCAATCCGTTCTTAATTGATCCAAGTAATCCATCTCGTTGCTGTTGAGTAATCATTCCAGAACGATTTTCTGAACTATCTTCACTGTCTGAATCTTCTTCTTGATCGTTGTCTTCACCAGAACGGCTTTCGTCTGAATCCGTACTATTCGATTGATCATCTGTATTGTCGTCTGTTTCATCAGTTCCAGAATCTGCGCCTAATTCGTCTTTAATTCCGTTCAATTCATCAATAACACTGTCAATTTCTTCTTTCACGGCTTCTAAATCTGCTTCACGTACTTCACCAGATTCAATTCGTCCGCGTAATTCCGTTAAGCGTTGCTCATGACGAGCTTGTAATTTTTTCAATAATTTTTTGTTCATGGTGTATCCTCCTATGCGTTAAGCGCCCCGTTAATTTTTTGAATCATTTTTTTACGTGTTGCAATGTCTTGCTGGACTTCCTGTTTGCTTCTAGCAAGTGCTGCTTCTGTATCCTGATAGGCAGGAAGAGAAACGATTGATACTTCGAATAATTCCACTTCATTCACCGTACGCAAAACAGGATCGGTGTTGTAATCCCACGTTTCTTCTGTTGGAATAAAACCGAAGCTACATTGATCAATATCTCCACGACTCATAGATTCGATAAGGTTATTAGCATCGGTTGTGTTGGGTAACTCAACTTCAAATTTCAACCCACGTTCGTCTTCTTCAAGCCGAAGTGTTCCACTTTTTGTTCGTCCTAGAACTTTCCCCCAGTCATGATCAAATAGACATCGGACGTCCGAATTTGATAATGCCTTCGAAAATGCACCAGGAGAAATTACTTCTTCTAAGCCTTCCCAAAGTAACGTTCGACTGTTGAACACAGCAGCATACCCAGTTACGATTCGACTATTATTTTCTGTAACATCTCTAGTACTCAAGTTGGTGATATCAAATGTCCGAATTTCCTTCTTTTTCATTTCCATCACCCCCTTTCACGTTTTGATCATTCGTTGGTAAGGAATCATCTGTTGCATTTTTCTGGCCAATCCTAGATAAGTCATTTGAAATATAGATAGCTTGTGTTTCTGGAGTATTCTGTTTAGGAAAACCAAGCATTTCTGCCACGTTATCTGGACTTGTAATCCCGGTACGAACGATGTTGTAGCCAATATTTGTTTTTGTTGAGTAAGGAACAAAATCCAAAATATTAATTTTCCATTCCACTCTATAGCCAGAATTAGGCATAAAAAAAAGAGCGGTGTAATGTTCGCTCTTGTTTTTCAATATTGGTTTGATTGCTTTGTTGTGCAGATACATCATCGCTTTTTCAATATCTGTCTTCATCAGCGATTGATACGTATCAACATTGATTCCTAGAAATTTTCCTAAGTCTTTTTTGTAAACACCTAAATAGTTCAAAATTGCCGCATCATCAACAGGACTTTTTAATGTCTCGATGGAATATCCTTTTCCCAAAGGAATCATCTTAACAGAATGATCACTCTCATCTTGCGTTCCTTTCAGTTGATCCAATATAGCTTTGACAATTTTTGCTTGGGCGCTATTATTTGGATTGATGTGGGCGTCTAGTTTAAGCATGAACGCAAGTAAACCGCCTTTAGTATATTTATCCGTCAAAACTTTTTCAGCGCTCAGAACGCCTTCCAGAGTGTTTCTTGCAAGATCAATTATTCCAGCACCTTTTAATGAATCAGTTCCGATGTTCTTAATGTGTCGAATCATTTGACCAGGTATTTTTTGTCCATTCATTTCAAATTCTTCTTGAAGTCGTTCATTGATTTTAGTGGTTACACCGTATGCCAAATGAAGCTGGTCCCGATCTATTAATGGGAATGTCTCACCATTGATCAGTAGGGTATTTGTTTCCAATTTGGTAAATTCGAATCCGGTCAAATAATCATTGGGATTCTTCAAAATTTTTAGCAAGTGGTGGTCCTTCACTTCATTACCGTCTGGACCTATGACAACAGGTGAGGACAACGCTACCTGGTTTGAGATATCCTGGACCAATTCATAAACATCAGAAGATTCCATGATAGAGGAATCTGTTACATATCTTTGACCGTAACGCGTATAGTGGCCAAACATATCCTCGATGTACCCACGCTTTTCCATAAAGGAATAGACTGCATTCGATAACCGATCACGTAATTTCAATATTTCTCACCGCCTTTCTATTTATCTATAGATGGAACTAAGGTAATCATCCAACTCATCTGAATTAATATCGTTCATCTGATTCATTGTCTCTTTATGGGCACACAAAAAAGCGACAAATCCATCAATCTTCTTTTTGGATTGCCGTTTACTTGGTCCTTTTTGACCATTCATGTTGGTAATTGCTACTACGTTCAAGGTGCAATAAAGCAGCAACGGATTATCAAATAAGACTCTTCGTTCATAAAATAATCGTTCGACATCATCAAACGGTGAATTTAACACTCTTGGATACTGCGAAACTTCTACACATTCAAGTCCAAGATTTTCAAATTTTTCAACTAGCTTTTCGCTCATCGCTGGATCATAGTTTATCTGTTGAATATCGTATAAATCCATGCAGTCCTCGATATATTGTAAAATTTGTTCTTGATCAATTTGTTTTCCGTCGCAGAATTCAACAAATCCTTGTTCGGATAATTCACGATATGGAACGTTATCTTCTTTTTCGCGAAAGTCTAAATTTTCATTTGGAATAAAATAAAGCTGTTTCACTTTCAGAATTGCTTTGCCATCTTCATCCCACGTTGGAAAATTCAGCGATACACAGGTTAAATCTTTTGTTCGTGATAAGTCCAAGCCGATGTAACAAGGTTCACCAATTAAGTTGCCTAGTTCTGCCGATTGAACTAAACAAGGTTCAACTTGATCCTGTTCAAAGAAATTATCCGCACCGTTTACAAATACATCCAAGTGCTTCGTTAGAAACTCGGCTTTTGAATGTGCTGAACGTTGTGCCGTTTTAAACGCTGACTCCAAGGCGGAAAGATCAACTGATATTCCCCAGTTAGGATTGCACATTTCCCAAACTTTTCTATCCGTCCAATCATAGTTTTTATTTGGTTCATAGATTAGAACAAAGTTCGAATCATTATCATCACGTTTCAACACTTCTTTTGCTTCACGATATACGCGCATTCCAACAGACGATGAACCTTTCCCAGCAGTTGAAATATTAAACATCAATGGTTGTGGCAAAGAGATTTGTGCAGACTTAAAATTGTCATACTGTTCCATTTTCTCTTGCTTATGCAGCTCATCATTCAATACAAAATATGGATTAGAACCCTCAATGTTATCGATATTCTTCGTTTGAACAATAAATTTATTCGAATAAGCCATATCTTCATGAATATAATCATAAGTAATACTAGAAACAGTTCCCTTTGGTCCTTTGAATATTTTAGTTCCTTCAAGTAGGATTGGATTGTTTAATATTGTAGCTGCAAAAGGTTTGGCAGCATATTGAGCTTGAGCAAAGTCAGAAGCGCATGCATAACAATCGACTGACAAAGCACCTTCTCCATACATTGCATAGCCTAATGAACCGACAGCAATCAATGTTTTACCGTTCTTTTTAGGGATTTGGACATACGCTTCACGAGTAACACGGACAATTTGCCCTTTTTCATTTTCTTTAACCCATCCATACATCCACGAGTAAATAAATTTTTCCCAAGGTTCTAAAATGAATGGCTTTCCAACCATCTCACCTTTTGTGTGAACAATAAACGACTCAACCCAGTCCATCATTTCATTCGCACGATCTACATCAAACCAAATATCTTTACGTTTTTTCCACCGATACCAACGATCCACTGCCAAACGAACAGTTTTAGGATATTTCCCAGGTTTCTTTCTTACTTCTTTTGCAAATAAATCGGCATAATTTACACCAGGTTCGATCATTTTTCAGTACCTGCCTTCTTACGCCATTTGTTTCTGTGCGCTGCTAGTTCATCTACTGGCTTTTCTTCTGGACGTGTAATTTCTTCATCTTTTCTTGCAGTCGATCCGCCAGTTATTTGTCTACCAGTTTTAGCCTTATTCGTTAGCCCCAACAAATCTAGAGCTTTCATTTTTTTATCTGCCCAAGTTTCTACTTGCTGCGCCAATGGATGCTTCGATTGATTAGTGGCCCCTGATTTATTCGTGAATTTTTGCGTCTCCGGAAAACCTTTTTCCTTCCACAAAAGATATTTGTGTTGGTAAATTTCAAAAATATCCAAATATGATTCGATTAATGGATCAAGAGTGATGGTGTACAAATCAGACAAATTCATTATTTTTAAAATACGAGCTTTTTCAGCACTTACTTTTTCATCAACAATCGCTTTACGTTGCGCTTTAGTCGTCATACTTGTATACACCCCCCTTTGTTTTTTGAAAAATTTGACCTAACGATGCGCGTGACTCCCCGCTACCCTATCTCCCCACGCGAAAAAATTTTGAAAATGGATAGGGGGGGTTAATTAAAATACGAAGGAAAAACTTTTTTGTCTTCTGTTTCGTTTTCAACAATTGGATGACATTTTGAACATAAAAGCATGAGATTGTTTGGATCAAGCTTAAGCAGTTCATTATCTTTGATTGGTACAATGTGATGGACGTGTGCCCTCTTTCCAAAGATGAACTGACCACATCGCTGACAGTGGCCACCTTCTCTTTCGTAAATAAATTGGCGCATATCTTTCCATGCTTGCGTTCGATAGAATGGTTTGTTCTCATGATGATAAACAGACTTTGCTTGCTGCTTCTTCTTGCGTGATCTGCTTGATCTCTTGTGTTCAGTACAGTAGATACCCTTTGCTATCTTGTTCGTGCATCCGTCAAACTGACAGTACTTCATTCTGCTTCACGAATAAGATGGATGATGTCTCCTTTTGCACGGACAGCACCAGGAATATCAATGCCATGTTTCTTAGCATATGCACGTAATTCTTTTGCAGTCATATCTTCTAACTCATCTGTGTCTCCATCGGACTGATCATCGGTAACTTTTTCTCCATCAAAGTCAGCAGCGGTGTTTCCATCGCTATCTAATTCTTCTCCCGATAAATGAATTTCTTCACCACTCTTGAACAAGACACCATCACCAACGATTGCCTTGGAAACTACAGTCATATCTGTCTGTTCACTTGTATCAAATTTAGGTTCTTGCCCTTTCGGAACTACAACAGTCTTTTTCTTTTCTGAATCCCAATACTCTGTTCCTGTGATGGATGTTCTAATTTTGATCATTGCCATTTTGATTCTCTCCTTTGTAATTTGTACTGATTACTTTTGCGCCCATCCGCTCATACCATTCAACCTGTTCTTTTAAATTCGGTAAGGTCCTAGAAATCAATGCTATGGTTAGGTGAGTTTTGCGTCCTGTTCTATCAATTATTGCTCCGGAATATTTTTCAATAGTCAGGCTATTATCAATACTGACACTACAGTGGTTGCCATTCCAGCTTGGCTTGATATCGCTAATCACAATATTTCCATCGGCATCTTTTATTTCATTTTTAATCCAATGCCTACTGTTGTCATCTTCAATCGCTTTTTTATATGCAGTGGCCAGACTTGGTTCTACCTCGATGCTAAGTACCGCTTCATGAAAATCATTCATAGATAAAACTCCTTTCAAAATAAAAAGACCACTCAATGAGTGATCTAATATGTAGTAGCAACCTACACACAGGCGGTTATCCTGTTCCTCCCTAGGGCTCGCACCACACGAGTTCATACCCCCCTCGGTTGCTTAAAGTCACTGGAGTGGAATNCAACCTACACACAGGCGGTTATCCTGTTCCTCCCTAGGGCTCGCACCACACGAGTTCATACCCCCCTCGGTTGCTTAAAGTCACTGGAGTGGAATCGCGCCACACACGAGAACTTACCAGGCTCTCACGAGGCTACTCGCCATTTACCGTTGCGTCTTCTACTTCCGCCACAGCGACAAATTCATATTGTGAAAATAAATACCAAGCGTATAATTTTAGTTATCAGCGAGTGGTCTGCTGAAATAGCCGATAAGGAGGTGAAAAACATGGTGCAGGTTCCTTATGCTGAATCCAGCGGTTCATTATCTGTAAGAGTAGAACTTCAA